GTGGTGGAGGAGGCGGAGGTGGCGGACGCGGAGGGTCAAGAAGAAAGAACAAGGACGCACAGAATCGACGCTCAAGCCCTTATATAGCATCCATATTTATATTTTTTATCGTTCTTTATTCCTTGGCATTCCTGTTTTCTTTTCTACGTAAATAATAGAATATATAATGGGGTCTTTGTTTTTTGAAGAGTTTAAAGTAGGCGGTAAAGGCAAAGCCACGCCGCAAGAAACCGATGACGCAGGAACAGGAAATGCGTCAGGGACTGCGACAGGAGCAATCGCAGGAGCGGCAACTGGTGCTTTGGTTTCAGGAGGAAGTGCTGCGGTGATGAGTAATTCAGGCTCGAATAACGTGGAGAAATGCCCTCTGGATAACGATACGCTCTATTGTCAGGTTAGCAGAACCGCAGGTATTACGGGTATGGTAGTTTATATATTATTTATTGTAATTTTAGTGATGATATTCTTCTACTCGATGTACTACCTGTTTTTCAGAACTGGCGGTAGCGGTAGCAGTGTTAGCCGTGTTAGCAAGGCGGTATCAAGGAAAAGACGCTAAGCGACGGCTAAGCGACGGCTAAGCGGAGGCTAAGCGACGAAGCGACGGCTATTCTTTCTTTTTATTTATTATTTCTTATATAAACTGATAATCGCTATGCTATGTAAAGAGGTATGCTATACATCTATGTTCTACAATTACAGAATGACAAATACTATGTTGGGAAAACCACAAACCCGCATTTTCGATTCGATAATCACTTTACAAGCAACGGCACTGAATGGACGAGACTTCATAAGCCGTTAAAAATACTTGAACTTATCCCTAACTGTGATGATTATGATGAAGATAAATATACCTATAAATATATGGATAAATGTGGCATTGACAATGTTCGCGGAGGCTCGTATTCGTCTGTCGTTCTCGATGCGGAAACGAAAAAACAACTTGTAAAAATAAGCAATAGCATCAATAACCGATGCTTTGTGTGCGGTAAAACAGACGGACACTTTGCGAAAGAATGCGTCCAGACACGGGACTCGCGGGACTCGCGAGACTCACGGGACTCGCTACGGTATCGTCGGGATTCCCATAGGGATTTCATCCCGCTTCAAACATTACTTACCGATACGCCAGAGAAGATGCTATCAAATAGCGGAGACTTGGAGATTATAAAGCGGTTAAAGAGCATTCGTATTAAACTCGGAGACAATATACTATTGAATTATAAAAAAACCGAATACTCGTCATTGAAGGAACTTGTAGAGGACGCTTGTAATATCTTTGAGAATTACGACGATACCGAACTCGCGAGGATACCTACGATAACATCGGTTGAACACGCAAAGAGTCTGCGTAAATATTTACTTCCTTGTAAGATTGGCTTTTATACTCAAATTGCGGAATTGCTTGACTCGATATCAAGCGAACGCTGTATATTACTTCAATCGGGTAGCACATTCCAAGAACTTGAAAATAATATACGTAGAACTGTGTGTATTACGTAGAACTGCGTAGAACTACGTAGAACTACGAGTATTACGTAGAACTGCGTGTATTACGTAGGCAATAATAAAAACACAAAGGTAGTTAGGGTATATAACGTTGTTCCCCATAATGTATCGATAATACCTATCGAACTATCCATATCCTTGTAAATCGCGAGAGACGTGAAGTTATAGATGCCATAGATTGAAAACCCTACCGCACCACCATACATAAAGGATTTCAATAATTTAGTCGCGATGTCATCCTCGCCTTTCTTCATATTTTGCGTCGTGAATGGTATGGCGACATAGAGAACTGAAAAGATGATTATGATATAAGCGATGAACGCATATTCGCTTCGCAGATTTCGCAGATTCATAGGGGACTTTTGAACCTTTTGAATTGCCGACGAATATGTCGAAAGGTTTAGTGTTATCCAAGCGACATCTAACACCATAAGGAAAACGGTTATTATAAGATACTTTATATAGATATTCATGTCTTTCTAATTACTATGATGTTTTTTTATTTTTATTTGTATGTATGTAGAAAGGTATAAAAATGACAGAAATAATGAACAAGTTCTGTCATTTTCCAATTTCATATAAGACTTTTTTTAATTTAAACGAAGAGTATTATGACGAAGAATATAAGGATAAAACCTTTAAACTATTTGACAAAGACGACGGAGGCAATGAATCACCAATGTTAAAAATAGTACAACAAATGACACCTCCAATCGGATATAATGGGGAAATGGTTAGAAAAATAAAGAATGCTGATACTAATGAAGATTTGTCAGACAAATCTATGAAAATAAGAAGAGTAGATGTATATAACAATAATACAGATACAGTAATATTGGTTGGTAAATCATCAAACCGAATTAATAAAGAAGATTTTATGAATGGCGGTAGCAAAGCATCCGTAAAGAAAGTAGTCTGCGGGAAACTACGATGTATCTACAAGATACACGGTTCGAGAAAGGAACACCTTAAATACAAGGGGCAACTCATTACCGTAGCAGAGTATAAGAAAATAATGAAAGTAATGTAATGTAATATAATCCTATTTATATAGATTGAATATGGCATCTAAAAAACAAAAAAATAAAGATACAACAAATAAACCTATTAAAAGATTGTGTCAAATATGATAATCGTCTTGTGTTCGATTATGATATAGAAGGGTATCCAAAACAAAAAGGAAAAGATATTGTAGGGGTTCGAAAGGTATATCTAAATATTAAATTAGGTAAATCTATTGTTTCGTGTAAGCGATAGCGGTGCGAACGGTGCGAACGGTGCGAACGTCGTGTTATCATTGCCTCATTTTAATCGCTATAAGTTCCCAATGGAGAACTCAGTTCCAAAAGATATATTTAAGATTTTACAAACCAAATTATCAGAAGGAGCGTTGATTGGTAGTAAATATTTCCCATATAGGAAGAATAATACCATTCTAATGTTGCCAAAGTTTGAGTTCGATTTGAATGACGATGCCCCTAAAACATTAGAGAGATTAAAAGCATATAAACAAGAGATACTCCAAATATAGGGACGTTCGTTCATTTTTTATTTTCTTGATATTTATGTATTACTTTCATAAAATCATCATATATGTTCTAAGAAATATGATGCGATGCTTAATGCTTCATTATTTTCTTATATTCTGCGACGGTAATGAGTTGCCCCTTGTATTTCAGGTGTTCCTTTCTCGAACCGTGTATCTTGTAGATACATCGTAGTTTCCCACAGACTACTTTCTTTACGGGAGAGGGCTTCACGGCATTCTTCGCATTAGTCTTAGCCTTAGCCTTGCGACCACCCGATGATGATGACTTTTTGCCTTCATTTTCTAACATCTTTTCTAACATTTTTAAATTGCTATTAAGTAATTTGGGTAATTCTTTATTTTTTTTTATTTCTGTTAAATCATCTTTTAACATATCTTTATCAGTATGTTTTAATAACTTATAAAATGCTTCGAAATCCTTATCATTGAGTGTAGTCTGGGTTAATAATTTTTTTAACTCTTTAACTAATATATAAAAGTCTTGTAAGTCTTTAACAGTTAATACCTTATGTTTTAAAAACTCTTCAAACTCTTCTTCCGCTATTCTATTAGATGGATACTGAACATTTTCAAATCCTAATATATAAAACTCTTTTAAAACTTCAATAGGTAATATCTTGTATTTTAATAGTGTTGTTAATACGTATTTTGTGAATCTTTTTACATTTAATAAGTCATCCGCAGTTAATTTCTCTTTTAATCGTTCTAATATTTCTTCATCCATTATACTGTTGTCGTATTTATTATATAACTTCAATAAATCTTTAACCGTTAATATATTATGTTTTGATAACATTATCAAATCTTCAATAGTCAATATATTTTCAAATAATTTTTCAAAAACTTTATCAATATCGGAATAATAATCTGACTCTTTTTCTTTTAATAATGCTAAGATTTCATCAACAGTTAATACATCGTAGTCTTTGAATACTACTTTTAAATCGGACAATACATCTTTGTCTAATAACTCTATTAAATCGGACACTGTAAATATCTCGTATTTTAATATGTCTTTTAATAAAAAAACGTTTAATTCCATTTTTTTTAAATTATCAACTGTATAAATCACTCTTTTTAAATCTTCAACTGTTAAAAAATGCTTTAAACAATCTTTTATATGAGTATATTGTTTAGCATTATATAGTGGTATAAACTTCTCATCTATGAGTGTTTTAAATTGTTGTTTGAATTTCTCTAAAAGATGTGAAGAGATACCCTCTTCCTCTTTCTTTTCCTTTTCCTTTTCCTTTTTCAAGATTTCTAATATAGTATTTAATTCAACTAATAGTGTTATAAGGTCTAATAATGATGATGTTGATTTCGACATATCTACTAATTCTGGAAATAATACCAGTAACTCTTTGATATTTAAAAATGTCAGTGGCATAGCACATTCACGTCCTAAATAGGCTATTAATTTTTTATATTCTCCATATTTAAAAATTGGAATGTAATCTTTTAAATCCTCACCTTCTTTCAATTTTTTTATACAAACTCCTGCCCTATATAATACGAAATTAATGAAATATGTATACTTCTGTGATGTGTTAATACGATTTATTCTTTTAAAGTATCCCATATATTGATAAGCAATTTCAAGTTCTTTCAATACTTCCAGTTTTGCTTTCAATACTTCCAGTTTTGCTTTCAAATCTTTCAGTTTTGCTTTCGAATCTTTCGATGCTTCCTTCATATTAATTAGTAATTTTTCATATTCAACAATTTGTAAATCTAAATTATCTAATATTGCATACTTAGTACTAATTTCATCTTTAATATTTTCTAATTCATAAATATACTTCTTTCGGGTTTTATCATTACTCTTATCATACTTCCTTCGGTATTTTAATATTTCTTTATAGTCTTCTAATATCTTTATAAACTCTGTCTTATCTTCTTCTGAAATACCCTTGCTTTTTCTTATCATCTCGATTTTTTTATCAATATCAAACATATCCATTTTAGATACTGTTAATATAGGAGGCAATGTAGGCAATGTAGGCAATGTAGGCAATGTAGGCAATGTAGGCAATGTAGGCATACGCATTGTAGGCATACGCATTGTAGGCATTCTTAACATAGACAACCGCCTATTTGATACTCGTGTTTCCTCTTTTGGTATCAAAGGTTCATTCAATGTAGGCATTCTTGACATAGACATCCTATTTACTGGATTATTGTTTGGTATCAAATATTTAGTCAATGTATGCATTTTTGAACCTTTCTTTTTTGGCATCAAAGGTTCTCTCATCGAACCTCTTATATCCGTAAAATCATCCATCCTAATCCTCTCTTTATATGAAATATAAAAAATAAATATCCCCGATATTAAATATACAATCATATCATGCATTGCTTAGGGTGTGCGATATATCTACCATCATTGAACGATATTATCGAATATCTAACAAAAAATAAATAAGAGCCAATGGCAACCGCCATCCGCAAATTAAGCAGCCGTCTCCGCCTCCTTTGCCGCCTTGCTCTCGTTCCAATGAATCGCCGCCTGTTTCATCAGTTCCTTCCTCTCCCTGTCTGGAAACTCAGTGATTAATCGAGCCATCTCGTCTTTAATATACAGGTTGTATTTGCTCGGTTGCTTCTTAATCACCACGCCATCGCTATCAACCTTGACAACCCGCTTTTTACCTTGTCCCGACTTTAACGCGTCTTTAAACGCGGACACCGCAGTCTTCTTAGCATCATCCAGCGTATATTCTGTATCATCGTCGAATGCCGACAGCAGAAACTCCTTGATTTTTTTACCAGACACATTCTTTGCGACACTCATACCTATTATATACTCTTATTGTATTGTTAGTTTTATATAATTTTATATATTATTTAATAATAAAGGTTTAGGGAAATGAATCTTGATATTTCGGAACATCTTGCCTACAACCAGTATAAAGAGAAGTTAAATGAAATATTTACTAAATTAGACGAAGTCCTCTACATCTCGAACACCATAGACTATAAAAAGATTACCATCTTGTTAGCGGAAATCGTCCAAAACTTCGACTATTATAATAAGGACGTTAAAGACGCGATACCGTCGGCAAAAGCAGGAAAAGAAGAAGCGGTAGAAGAAGCGGTAGCAAAAGAAGTAGTGGGAGCGGTAGTGGGAGGAAAAAGAGGAAGGCGAAAAGTTAAAGGAGGTGCTGTCAATGATACGCAACCAGAAACAACGCCAGAACCACCAGAACCACCAGAAACAACATCAGAAACAACGCCAGAACCACCAGAAACAACATCAGAACCACCATATAGTAAAATAGACGATGAATCAATCAACCATATAATAGAGGATGCCGAGTATAAGAACTTAGTTTCTTATCTCGAAAATACAAAGACACGGATAGATGACAAGGGAGAGAAGTTAAAGACAAAGGTTGATGAGTTTATAAATGTATATTTACGAACATTAGAAATAGCACCGAATCGTATGATACGCGACGATTACTTAAAGCAACATAGTGGTATCGTATTTAAACTTGAAGATATTATAAGAAATATAGAGAAAATAAATGAAGGGA